AGACGATATGTTACAAGCAATGAAGGACGCATTTAAATAATGGAAATTAACCCTATACTATTCTGGAACTTAATACTGACACTCGTAATAGCTCCTGCCTTCTGGACATTTAGAGGCTTACTAGCTGAAGTAAAACGCATAGACATACTTGTTAATAAAACTAGAGAAGAGTACGCTTCAAGAGATGACGTTAAAGAAGAAATGAAAACAGTACACGAAGCTATGCACCGTATTGAAGACAAGTTAGATAGATTATTGATTAAAGGTTAAATAAATGGCAATGATGCAAACACCACAATTCGGAGGCTTTCAGCCTTCAGGCAAAGCTAAGATAGCACAGTCTATGGGCTTTCAAGGTCCAATGGAACAGTTTGATAAGTTCTTACAGGACAACCCAGATAGACAATCAGAGATGATGCGCTACGAAGACTTTGCTAGAAAGATGGTCAGTGGTGGCTATGTAGCTAAGATGCAGACAGGTGGTGTTACCACTACAGCTACAACTACAGCACCTCCACAGAATACAGATGAACAACCACAGTCAATAGGTCAGATATCTGCAGAACTTATGGACAATCCTAGTCTACCACAAGGTGCAGCAGTAACTCCTGTAGGAACTGTAGTAACAGACCCACAGATTGTACCTACAACAACTGGACAAATAGACCCTAGAGATAGTATAACTGCAACAACAGCAGAGACTACTCAAGCACAAACTCCCCAACAAACACAAGCATCAACTCTAACCCCTACTACATCTGCTCAAGATGTGGCTACAGCTTTAGATGCAACTCAGGCTGCACAAGGAACTATAGACCCTAAAGCAGAGATACTAGCAGCACAACAAACTAAGACTAGTGTAGCAGACGTACAGGCAGCACAAGGTAATGCTGTGATAATGACTAACCCTGTTCAAAGAGAAATACAGGATGGTGAGTTAGTATCTTCTGCAGCTAATGCAGAGAAAGCAGCTAAGTTTACAGAAGAAATACAAGCTGCTGAAGCTACACCTAGTAAGCAGGCTACTGTACAAGGTCAACTAGAAGGATTGATGCAACAGTTTGAGGGTGGCAATACACCTTCATGGGCGCAAGGTGCTATGCGTAATGTACAAGCTGAGATGGCTAAGAGAGGTCTTGGCTCTTCTTCAATGGCTGCACAGGCTATGATGCAAGCAGCTTTAGAATCATCTTTGCCTATAGCTCAAATGGATGCAAGCACCATTGCTAAGTTTGAAGCTACCAATTTATCTAATAAACAACAACGTGCTATACTAGCTGCAGAACAAAGAGCTAACTTTATGGGCATGGAGTTTACACAAGATTTTCAAGCTCGTGTTGCTAACTCTGCTCGTATAGGTGAGATAGCTAATATGAACTTTACTGCAGAGCAAAGTATAGCTCTTGAGAATAGTCGTGCTGCTAATACTATGAATATGGCTAATTTAAGTAATAGTCAAGCTATGGTTCTAGCAGAAGCTAGTGCGTTAGCTAACCTTGATATGTCTAACTTAAATAATAGACAACAGTCTGCTGTACAAAATGCACAGAACTTCTTAGCTATGGATATGGCTAATCTATCTAGTCAACAACAGATGGATTTATTTTCAGCGCAACAAAGAGTACAATCTTTATTTACAGACCAAGCTGCTCAGAACGCTGCTGCTCAGTTTAATGCTACAAGTCAAAATCAAACAGACCAGTTCTTTGCTAACCTAGCATCTGCAGCAAGTCAGTTTAATACAGCACAGGCTAATGCACAGGCACAATTTAATGCAGGACAAACAAATACTGTAGCTCAGTTTCAAGAACAGGTAGACAATCAACGTGATACTTTTAATGCTCAAAACAGATTAGTGATTGACCAGAACAATGCTAACTGGAGAAGACAAGTAGCCACAGCAGATACAGTAGCAGTTAATAGAGCTAATGAACTAAACGCAAGTGCCTTACTTGGCATATCTAACACAGCATACAACAACCTATGGCAATACTATGGAGACTCTATGGAGTGGGCATGGACTAGTGCAGAAAACGAAAGAAGTCGTATTGTTAATCTAGCTATAGAGCAATTAAAAGCAGATAATGATGTAGATTTACAAGAGATGAAAGAAGACTATGCTTCTTCTACTGCTTTCGGTAGATTAATTGGTACATTCCTAACTGCAGACTCTACTAGTTGGCTAGGTAAAATGATATTAGGATAGTAAAATGAATATAGGAAAGATGGCAAAGTTAGCAGTCGCAAGACTTAAAGTAGAAGAGCAAAAAGCAAATAAGAAATCTCCTGCTTCAGGATTAGGTGGTAGAGTATCTCCACAAACTCCAACAACAGCAAGGATGTCTAGTCCTAGAAATAGGGTAGCTAATTACGTAGCTAAGATTAGAGCAAAAAGAGGTATGGCTTAATGGAATTACCACAGGTAACACATGATGCACCTATAGCAGGTCAGTCGCTAACAGCAGAGGTAGGTAATAGACCTTGGCAAAATCCACCACAGTTTGCTAATATAGATGACGCTATTAATTTTTATGTACCTAAACTACTTGACCCTGCTTTCTCAGAGCAACTCCTAGATGTAATAGAAATGGGAGTACCATTAACTACTATAGCAAATGGTATGCAAGTAGGCGGTGTCATGCAAGGACTACACACTATTGATATAGGTATTCTTGTTATACCTGTGCTTGTAGAAATGATGACATTGATAGCTGAAGAAGAAGGTATTGAATATAACTCTGGTATAGAAGACAAAGGACAGCAGTTACCTAGTGATAGCACTATATCATTAGCCATGAAGAAGGCTAGAGAAAAGATGGGCAAAGAAGAGCCACAGCAACCAATGGAAGAAGAACCTATGGAAGAACCGCAAGGTCCACCAACTACAGGTCTAATGGGTAGGAGGAGTATGTAATGGCATTTAATATTGGAGCAGCTTTAGGTGGTGTATTAGACAAGTTTGATGAGAAGCAAGAGAGAGATGACGCTCTTTTAGATAAGGCATGGGATGAATATACACAGGATAGACGTACAGCTAAGAATAAAAGAGATGCTAAATTAGAGGAAGCACAACAAAACTTACAACTACTAAAAGTAGCAGGTTTTGATAATCCTGCTGTGGCTGCTAGTATAGCGAGAGGTGGCACGTTAGCTGTACAACACGCAATTCAACAAGGAGATGCTTATTTAGCTAATCATCCTGACAGTAGTCTTGATACGCTGTACAAATATGAAGGACCAGACTATACAAAATCAGATTGGAGTACTAATGATTGGGCAAAAGCTGTTGCAGGACCATCAACTACACTAGACTTAGGGAGTTATCTTGGACCTAAAGGAGATGGTGTTCCTTTATTTGGTGGCAGGTCACTAAGGGAAAGATTTACCGATAGAGTATCTGAAGCAGGTATAGAGGTAGATAGATATGGTCAGACAGGAGGACCAGAATTAGGCGATGTAACATTTAAACCCTTTAGACAATTAAATAGTCTTTTTGATTTTGCTAGAGATGCTAGTCTTGCTATAGAAAACGATAGTCCTGAAGCAGAGTCTAAAGTTAAAAGAACACGAAACTTAGCAAATCTAATGAAAGGTGACCCAACTTTAACTGCTGAAGATTTAGAGGAAGTTGAGAGCGTAATAGATGGTATAGATGCAGGAGAATTTAGAAAGTCTTTATTTAAGACACTTGGAGGTATAAAAGGTCTTGATGTAGATTTAGAACAACAAATAATTAATTCTTTTGAGGGGGTTGAGCTTCCTTATATGAACGCTTTAGAAAGAGCAGGAGAAGGTCTTACCTCTATACTTAAAGAAGATGATGGCACATTAAGAACTATCGGTGATGATTTAAAACAATCATTAGATATCAATGTTTTAGGAGCGCAACAAATAGTATTTGATGGTTTAATTAAGGGTATTGTTGGAAAAACAGATACTATCTCTGATGTTTCTGGACCAAATGAAGACTATAGCGTTGTAACACTATTAGGAGATATGTTAAATCAACCTGAAGAGGGATTTAATCATACCACACTTCAAGAAATTCTTTCAGAAATAGGAAGGACAGGATATGACTTACAAGATGGTAAAGGTACTGTGCCTTTTAAAGTAGGACAAGTAGTAAATATACAAAATGCTCCTAACTTTATAAGAAGAGATGGTTCATCAAATCAATATGCTGTCTGGAATGGAAAAAGATTTTACTATTCAAAAATGTTTGAAGCAGGTGAGTATACTAGATTTTTACCAACGAGGTAGTCATGGTTGAATTTACCACCTCTACTATAGAAGATATAAAAAAAGATAACCAAGGTCAGGGTACTACTTTTACCTCAACACCTAGCGCACAAACTACTACAACTAAAAGTAGTAGTTCTGGCATGTTTACCACATCAAGTCCTGACGATGTTGGTAAAGGAAAATTACCATATTCACAAGTTAAATCAAAAATAAATCAAGACCGTTTTGATATCCCAACAGATGTCTTAATGGACGATACGTATGGTGGTGGCTTTAATAGAGACACGGCTTTAGGTACAGGTACGTCCTCTACTGAGGCATTAAAAACCTTTAGTGAGAATGAAGACCCAACTAAAATAGATGACTATAGGAAAGAGAGATTTAAACTATTTAGAGAGTCTGAAGAGTTTAATGATATAGATGATAACGCAATATATGCGTATGTCGATAGTGAAATAGACGATATAAGAAATAGTGACCCAAAGCAGTTTGCTAAAACATCAGAAGGGTTTCTTGGAGCAACAGCAGATGTTTTAGTAGGCGGTGTTACAGAAGGTATAGAACAGGGTGTACGTTTTATATATGATGTAGACGAAGCGTTGTCAGATAAACTAAACATAGGTAAGTTTGTTTGGGAAGACAATGATTTTGATGGTAGAGCAGACTCATGGTTACCTACGTGGTACTCAAGAGATGAAGTTGAGAAAGCAAGAAAAGAAACTGTAACTGTAGATGGTAACGTAGTACCTAAACTTAATCCTATGGACTCTGTTTTAGAAGCCGTTATAAATACCAGTGATAATATAGACGCAGCCATACCTGACACACAAAATACTGTGGGAGCTATGGCAAAAGGTTTAGTCCAGTTTGGTACTGGCTTTATACTTACCAGAAAAATGGTGGGTGGTAAAGGTCTTGGTGCTACTATGGGTCATGGTGCTATAGCAGACGCTGCTTATTTTGACCCTTTTGATGCTAATATCTCAGCATTTTTAAAACAATATCCTGCTATGAATAATGTTTTTATAGATGCACTTGCTACGGATGAAGATGCAAATACTTTTATAAATAGAATAAAGAACTCAGGAGAGGGCGCAATACTAGGTGGTATTGGTGAAGGTATAGTTAGAGGTTTTTCTAAAGCAAAGTCAGGTAAGCAAAAGAAAACATTATTAAACAAACAACAAAAAGAATATGCAGCAAACGTTGCATGGTATAGTAACTTATCGCAAAAAGCTAAAGCTGAATTAGAGCTTAATGGTAAAATTCCTGAACATCTAGCTAAAAGTATGGATGAAGCGCAAGCTCGTATTGCAGAACTAAGTAAAAATCAAGATGAGTTATTAGCTAAACCTGATAAAGAAGTAGTAGAAGAAAATATAAAAGCATACGATGAAAAGTATGATATTAATTTAGCTCTTGGTGCTACGTTAGAACGAAATAATATGCGTCAAGCTGCTGCCTCTACTAAAGCTAGACAGAATCAAGGCATAGCAGAAGAATTAATACGTGCCTTTGAAGAAAATCTATCTATAAATAAAACATCTACTGGCAGACCATTGGGTAGAGATGACCCTAACTTTGTTACCATTAGCACCAGAGAGAAAGGTAAACTTGTAATAGACACTGATGCTATTAGAGATGTAGGTAGAGAGACACTTAATAATATAGATAAACAAACAAGAGGAGCATTTAGTTCTGTAAAAGAATATGAGTTAGATACCTCATCTAATTTAGCGTTAGGAGAACTAGATGATTTTACGCAGCCGATGCTTAGACCTGAAAAGTTTGATGCAATAGTAGCTGTAGCTAGTGAATTAAAAAAGTTAAATCCAGAGTACTTTCAGTATGGTAAAAGTGCTATCAATAGAAAGAAGAATGAATCTATAATAGATGTGATGTCACGATTAACTATTGAAGGTAAGCTAATAGAAGATGCAGGCATTATGGATTTACTTGCAAAGTATGATTTAAGCTTTGAGGATTATTTAGTAACGGTTGTAGGTTCTGCATCAGAGGCAGGTAGAACTCTACAAAAGTTTAGTCAATTAGGTAGGATGCGACCTAAGAGTGAGAAAGAAATGATAGCTAATCAAAAAACTATCGAAGCTCAAGGACGAATTAAACAAACCTTTTTAAGAATAGAGAATATACGTAGAGGTCTAATGGTTAGTAAGGTTGCTACAGCCATGCGTAACTTAACCTCTTTGGGTATCCGTCAACCACTAGAAGCATTAATGAATGTACCTGAACATGTATTGCTAAACATAGGTGAAGGTAACTATGGCAGAGGGTTAGGTATTTTTGGTGGACAAAATAGTGTATGGGAAGGAGCTTTCTCTGGTCTAAAGTATACCTTTCGTGACCCAATAGTAGCTAAAGAGTTTACTGACTTCATACTAGATAGACCTGAGTTTGCTAAACAGTTTAGTAAAATGTTTAATACAGTCAACGAAATACAAATGCGTCAGCGTAAGGGTATGGAGAACACATACCTAGATAAATATCTAACTAAAGGTGAAGATGGTGTTTATCTACTTAACTCTGTTAATAGGTGGCAAGAGTTCTTAGGTAGAAGAGGTGCGTTTATTGGAGAGTTGGATAGGTTAATAAAGAAAGAATGGAAAGTTAAGGATGCAGACGGTAAGGCTTTAGATGTATTTGATATCATAGCAAAGGGTGGCATTAAAGATTTAATGGGAGATGCTACTGAGTTTGTAGACTTTAAGACAGGAGAAAAGTTTAATCTTAAACCAGAAGGTGCGGCATCATTTACTGAATTAATAGAACGCTCTACAAAGCAAGCGTTAGATGTTACGTATGCTGCTGACCCTGAGTTAGCTATATTTAGAGCAGCAACTAGGTTCATAACAAACAACGGCTTAACTGTTGTAGTACCTTTTCCAAGATTTATGTTTAAATCTATGGAGCTTATGGGTGAAATGGGCGGTGGAACATTCATACCTCTTACCAGAAAGATAGCAGGGTTTTATCAAAAAAAGGTAAAAGGAGCAGAGGAGGGCTATACTCTAACTGCCAGAGATAGAAAGATGATATCTCGGAATATGGTTGGATTAATGACTGTAGCTGCCGCAACCATGTACAGAATGAGAGATGGAGCAGAGTCAGATTATAAGAAGATGAATATATCTGAAGACCAACAGATTGACACTACACCACAATTCCCATTACGTCAGTTCCTATATTTAGGAGAAGCGGTTAAGCAAAAGTTAAAAGGTGAAAATGCTTTTGAAGCTTTCATAGGAGATGGAAGAGAACTAGCTGAAACCTTTATGGGTACAAACATAAGGCTTGGTGTAGGTGGTAGTATATTAAATGACATAAGAAACTTAATAGGAACAGACTTAACCGCAGGAGAGCAAGCATCAAGAACAGCAGGTAGAGCATTAGGTAATTACTTAAATACTTTCTTGATACCGTTAGCTCAAACCGCAGAATTTCAAAGAGCATTGAGTGAACAAGATGTTACTATGCAGGATTTAAGACCTGAACCAACTTTAGATAAGTCTTCTACTTTCTTTTCTAATTTAATTACACCTGCAAAAAGAACTGTTAATCCATTTGTATCTCCATTTAGGCAGAATCAAGCACCTGCTAGTGAATATGTAGGTACAAGAGGAGACACAAGAGAACGTCAAGGCTTACTATCTCGTGTACTACTAGGTATTAACGTAGAAGAAAGAGAGAGTGAAGCAGTAGAATACTTACAAAAGTATGGATTTAAAACCTATGAACTTGGAAGTAGGTCACGCTCTCCTGCAGTGCAGCGACATGAGACAAGAGTACTGCGTGACCAAATGCCTTTAATAGCAGAGATGGCTAGAAGAAGAGCAGAGATTGCAGAAAGAAACTGGGAAAAATCTGATAGCTCTATAACTAAAGCTGTTCATATTAAAAGAATAGTTAAGGATTTTATAAAAAGAAAGTTAAATGAAATTAAAAGTACCGCATCTAGTAAATCTTTTGGTGCGTCTGAAGACCCTGCCTATACAAAATATATGCTTGAGGTTCGTAGGTTAAGTTCTAGCAGACGAGCAGCAGCTATGGCAAAGTTTGAAGAGATGGAAGGTAGAAGTGTAAACGGCACAGACCCTAAAGACTTGGCTAGGCTAGTTGCCATAGCAAAGAAAATGCCTTAACGCTTATCTCCACTCCCATGTATTGTACCCTTCTTCTTACGATTAGATAACTTAGCTTCATTCTCTTTAGCTATACGTCCTAGTGTATAACCTAAGTCCTCTGACAATGCCGCACAGTACCACAACACATCGCCTATCTCAGACGCTAACTGTTCCCTCCAATCATCAGGCATCTTGTCCACACCATCCCTCATTATCTTCTTAACCTTGTTGGCAACTTCTCCTGCCTCTCCTGCTAGTCCTAATGCAGGGTAGAGTATCTTGTGTTGTGCAGGATAGATGGCTGTCGTAACAGCCACCTTTTGATATTCATTCATTTCCATTTTTCCATACCTTTCTTCCATAAATTGTTTAGCCTCTTGCTCTATTGAGTTCATGTTTCTGTACCTTCTTTAAGTTGTGGGCATAGGCATCGTTAAAGCCACGCTCCCACTCACGATGCTGCATTGTTCTACTGTTGAAGGGGTTTATTATTTTACCTCTGCAGAAGTCTTTAAAGCCTCTCTGATGCTGTATCTTCAGAGGTGCGTCATACTTACCTAGTCCTTTTCTTTGTCTTACATTCATATCTATGCTCCTATATCTACTATTTCACAAACGTCACCTGAACAAGCAAAGGTCTGATTGCCTGCTGTAGTATCTTCTTTCTCATACTCTGCAAGCTGTGACCAATCTATATCATAGACGAACTTATCTAACATAGCATTATATTCTTCTTCTGTACAGTCCTGATATGGAGCTTGTTGATAAGTATGGTCAGAGTGTGGCAAAAATGACACACCTGACATCTCGTCAAAGTGTTTGAATACAAACGCACCAACTTCCATCCACTCATCATCACGCACAGTAATAGTCACTGAAGGCTTATGCTCACACCAGTGCCTTTGGTATATCATCCACATTTCAAGCTGTTGTATGGCTGTTAAATCGTTTCTGGTGATGCATCCTGTAGGTGACTTAACAGGGAAGCTAAACACGGTAGTGTCATTAGGCTTTGTAATGTCAGGCTCAGACGGTATACCCTGCTCAATCATAAACTGTGTCAATGGGTCTTTGTTATCACCACGCACAGTCCTGATGTAGTACTCACTATGTCTAGCATGTATACCAGATGCACTGTCTACAAGCTGTGACACTGTGCCACTAGGTTTGACGCATGTGATAGCAGTTGACTGTTGTATACCTAGCTTCTCTGCCCACTCTTTATTTGTCTCTACGGCTACCTCTCGTAGCTCCTGTAATAGGTCTTCAAGATGCACGTGTGATAAAAGGGTATTTTTATTAGAAGTACCATTAGTCAATGGACAATCCATGATGCCAGTAAGAGATACACCTAGCAGTCTTTCTTCTTCTGTGTTCTTCTTCCACACCTTACGTAGATAAGGAAAGTCCGTAAGAGTAGATTGTATTGTACCTAGTATAGTAGCAAGCTTTATCTTGTGCTTCAGTGTTTCCTTTGTGTCACCTGCTCTGATAACAACCTCAGTAAGATTACAAAACTGATAAGGTCTAAGGATAATCTCACTGCATGGGTTTGTACCAAAGTCAAAGTTAGAATCTCTCCTACCATATTTCTCTACCTGTTTCTTAGCAGAAACCCTGTTAAAGATACCACGCTCACCTGACTTAGACTCAACTAATCCTGTCCACTCACGTAAGAATGTCTCACCATCAGGCTTATCTGTGTACGCTACAGAGTTATTAGATAAAGCCATATGTGGTGCATCCTGCCACCACTGTCCTGACTTAGCGTGACGCATACGTATATCACTAAGGTTAGACAAACTAATCATGGCAGACCTACGCACTCCTCCCACCACAACAATCTCCCCTATCTTACACATAATAGAATGACAGTCATAGCTAGATAGCTTCTTGCCTGTATTTGCCTTGAACATGTTAATGGTAAAGTTAAATAAATCAACAAGAGGTGCAGGACCACTCGCTCTACCACCGAATGTCTTGAGCCTAGCACCTGCAGGTCTTATCTTAGATACATCCCAAGACGGTATTTCTCCTGCATACAGTAAGGCTATTAGCATGCGAAAGGACTTTGCCCAACCTTCCTTGCTGTCCTTGACAACAATGCATGTGTCGGAATTGTACAAATGCTCTGGCACTTCAGGTAGTTTGTTTACGTACTGTCTCTCGACAGAAAAGCCTACACCTGTACCGCACAGTAGTATGTACATAGCTTCATCAAAAGACTTAGGGTCATCTACAGGTAGGTAGCTACAGTTGTATCCTGCTGTGTTGTCTCGCTCAAGAGCAGGGCCTGCAGTCATCAATGCTCTCATGCTAGGCATGACATCTAGCCTAGTTATAGCATTCCGTAAATCCGTTTTCATAGAAGACCACATACTTGTGCTTTTTCTTAATGTATCCATAGTTTCTTCTTTATGGGTTATATAATTAACATATCTATTAACTGTCTCTTCCCATGTTTCTCTTCTTTGTTCGTCATCTAACCAACGAGCATAGCGAGAGGTAGCTATAAAGTTTTGATAATCTGTAGGTAAGCTCATTATTTATTCTCCATTAATACGTTAATTGTTTTTATGTCCAAGCCATCAATATCATATATGTACGCACTGAAAGCCTCCTCTATTTCCTGTGCCACTTCACCGTCAACAGGCACAGGATACTCATCTTCATCTATATCAAGAGTTAAGAATACCTTGATCCTCATTTTACTACATCAATAAGTTTTGTCAAGTACCATTGAGCTTTCTCAAGGTCTTCCTTACCTCCCTTATATCTGTATCGCCATATGTACTTGAGTATATTACCTTGCAAGTAATACTGAAAGCCATCATCTGTAGCCGCTTCAATAGCATCAATACATTCTATACCCTTTTGATTATAGTGTGGTGGACTATTTACCATATCTTCACTCATTGTTTACCTCCATTAGCTTTAGGGTTGAAAGAAACTCTCACAACATTATCCTTGCGAGAAACTACTTTAGGTTTTATCACAGTGTCCTCTACATTGTCAAGTTCATTTAGGGCATAGTCATTAATTAACTCCCTAAATGACTTCATCTCCTCCATCATAGGAACTGTAGAGGTTATCATCCTACAGAAATGTAGCATACTTGCATAGTCTTCATCACTTAAAAACATATCATCTGCTATTACTATATTAACATTTACTTCCCCTTCCCATCTTTTGTTACGAACAACAGGAGTTATTTTTATAATAAAATCTTGGGGATCAAAGGGTAATAGTATCTTTTCTTCGTCTTCCATGCTACCTCCTAACTTTTTTAAGGGGGAAAGGAATGATATTAGGATATTTGTGTTTCCCTTTTTCCTTAACCCATGCTTCAGGTATAACACGAGTATCATATAAGAACCCATGTTTCTCACACCAATTAGCATACGTAGTCTTTGAACCCTTGCGTATCTTACGTTTACTGTTCTCAAAGATAAAGCGTATGTCTAGTTTGGAATGTTGTTTTTTTATAGCAAGATGTTTTCTTCTATCACTTGCAGTGAACATGCCTTTGCTCTCAATAATAATACCATTGTTTAAAACAAAGTCAGGTGTATAGGTACGGTAACAGAGGTCTTCCCATTCAATCTTAATTTTCTCATAGAGATACTTAACCTTTCTCTCTTTAAGATCAATAGAGATCTTATGTTCAAGACCACTGCGATAGCCGTACTTCCTTGCGGCTTGGAACTGTTTACTGTTGAGTGACATAAGCTACTGTCCTTGGTTCTTTAGCTTGCGAAAACTTAGCAGGCTTTTCTTCTAGGGTAGGAAAGCATGCATACTTATAACTACAGAACCTACAGTTGTCATTCAGTACCGTGTTCCCTGTCTCTTTACCCCTCCACTTCTCAGGTATAGGCTCAAAGCAACGCTTGAACTCATTCTCATTAAGAGTATCAACAGTGTGTTGTATCTTGGTGATCTCTTCGTCAAGGTTTATATCTGCCTTAACATACTTAAACTCACCATTGGCTTTGTTTACAACCCACCAACCACCTGCTTTCTTATCTGCAGCACGAGCATAGCCTGCTAGTTGTGACACATAACCAAACGAATCACCTTGTGCGAGTGTGTCATAAGATGCAAACTTATTACGATAGGACCAATCAGACGCAGACTTAACGTCATCTACAGCGTCATCAATTACAAGGTCATACTCACCTGTAATCTCATCGTCTTCTAGCTTGAGTGTAACTTTAGAATTGTCTTCATATGTTACCCCTGCTTCCGTAAGTAATGCTTTAAATACAGCTTCAACTATATCACCTAGCATCATGTTCATAATAAAGGTAGTAGGTTTAGGAAGTGCTTTCTCTGGATGATTCTTTTCAAACCAGAGTTGGCAGGTGGGTCTGCCTACATTAGACATACGTAGGCGAAACTCATCCCTCTTGTTACCACCACTAAACTGACGTTGCATTGCAGACTTTATATCGTCAGCCACCTTATTGATGGTGGCCTCCGACATTTTTGTTTTGCCTTGTGCAGCGTCCTCCATGTATTGATGGAGAGCCATTTCTGCAGGATGCATCATTGTACTGTAGCGTCTTCTACGTCAATAAAATCCTCGACATCTATATCAACTTCCTGTTTGTCACGAACATTCTCGTTCCAAGCATTAAAGATATAACTGTTATAGTTGTCTACCCATGCCATGAAGTCAGCAAATATAGCCTGCTCTTCGTCCTCTACACGTAGAGTTTCTGTCATGTTTAGCTTAGTAGCAGGAACATAATAGCTATTGCCATTAGGTATCTGCCTTGCCTCAGTAGTAAGCTCAATATTATGCTGAACAAATAGCCTCTTCATCTTAGAATACTGAGTAAAGCAACCACCTATGGTAGCGTAGGCTTCTCTGTTTTCCACTTCCCAAATGCATGGGGTTACACCAACGTCAACAGGAGAACCTTTATCATCAACAGGGTTAATAAGCTCCACAGTACCTAAGACTACACGCACACGCTTAATGGATCGGTATAGATCCTGTATGTCCTTTGGTAAAGCTTTCCAATCCTTAACCCAATGATCGCTCTTACCGCAGTTAAAGCCACCATCGTTGTCCTTCAAATCAATCTTGAAGTTTTCCTCAGTCATAATAGTTTTTATGTACCGATTCTTAGTTTCACCTGAACCCATAACAAATCGCTTATACATGTAACGCTGTAGATATGGACGTAGTTTAACAGACGTAGCATAGTAGGTAGGTCCATCAGGTATCTCTAACTTATAAGATCCTCCTTCGACTACCTCTACATTCTTCTGCTTACCATTCACTTCAGCCGTACCCATAATAGGTGAGTGGCTAATACGAAAACGTGCAAGCGTACTAGATTTTTTAGAGGAAGTACTAGCTTCATCCGAAATGCCCATAGCTTTAGCCATAGCTGCATAGTTGTTAGTATCAATAGTTACAATATCATTCATCATTAATTTACTCCTTTCAAAAGTGTTAAAGTATTAGTTATATCATGCTACGTCTTTGGTGTCAAGCCAATTCGGACCTATTTTTGCTTCTAATAATAAGGGTACGTTAAAGTTAACATTCCATCTCTTGTCAATGATGTCTTTTAACTTCTCATTTGTACTATCTATTACTTTAAGAACAGCATGTTCCTCATTGGGGTGAACATCAATCACAATAGAATCATGTACTGTATTCACAATACAACTTCTCAGGTCTTTGAGTTCCTTATCAATGTGTAGTAGTGCTATAGGTACAATGTCTGCTGTCGCAAAGGACTGCACAGGATAATTCTTTATCTGTGTAAAGTGCGAGACAGTATTATTGCGTCTACGTACAACATCAGGAAAGGAAAACTCTCGTCCTGAAGGGGTTGAGATCTTGCCAGTGTTTAAGGCTTCATCAGCAAGACGTTTATGCCACTTGGCTATACCTGCATACTTGCTATTGAACTGCGAATAATATGCAGCTTCAGCAGGTGTTCGCCCATATCCACTAGCACCATACAACGGTGCGAATGTGTGAGCCTTGGCATCTTGTCTTGATGTAGGTTGCCCTG